TTAAAATGATACAATTATTTAAAGTTAATAATCACAACATAGACACTTCTGAATTTTCTAATTTATTACACGACAATGTGGTTGAGGAGTTTGAAAAAACAATAGCTAATTATGTTGGTGCTAAATATGCATGTGCCATCAATAGTGCCACCAATGCGATATTTTTAATATTTAAAATGGAAGAGTTTCTCAATCCTCGTAAGATAACCATACCGAGTATAATTCCACCTGTTGTTGCTAACGCTATAATAACAAGTGGTAATATAGTTAGATTTAATGACGATGTGGATTGGGTTGGTGACTCTTACATTTTACATAAATTTAGAAAATTCAAAGTAATTGATTCTGCTCAAAAATTAGAACCACAACAATTCAGAAAAGAGTGTGAACCAGATGATATTATGTTTTTTAGTCACTATCCAACAAAACCTTTAGGTGGAGCTGATGGTGGAGTAATCGTTACAGATGATTACAACAAATATAAGTGGATGAAAGAAGCTGTTCTAAATGGAACTACATTTGCTGAAAATAATTGGGAAAGGGGGATTTCTTTTCCTGGTTATAAGTTTTATATGAACTCGATGCAAGCAAAAATAGTCATGAACAACTTTAAAAGTTTTAATCAAAAAATGAAGGTCTTGGGAAAGTTAGTTAATATATATAATAAAGAGTTTGGTTACGAAAACAAAAGTAAACACTTATACACAATAGAGGTTTTAGATAACGAAAAGTTCATTCAGAATATGAAAGATGCTGGAATAATATGTGGTATTCATTATCCGGCATTACATAAAAATCCAATATATAATAATGGTTTACAATTTAATTGTCCAAAATCAGAGAAGTTAGAAAAAAGAACCGTTAGTTTACCTATGAATGAAAGTCTTTCATTTTTAGAAACAGAATATATAGTAGACAAAGTTAAGGAGAACTTGTAGTGAGAATACCACATCATGGAAAGTACCAATGGTTACCAATATTGTACAGATTTGTAGCTTCTGTGAAACCAAAAAAGATAGTGGAGTTTGGACCAGGAAGAGGATTCACTACAGTAACCATGGCCAAGGCTCTTAGTGATTATAATATAGATGGACATATAAAGTCTTATGATATGTGGGTTGATGAGTATTGGGGAGATAGTTCTACAACACAGAATACATACAAAGAATGGGGTGTTACTGATTATATTACTTTGGATAGAATAGATTTCTTTGAGTGGGTTAAAGAGCCTGAGGAATTTGATTTTTTGTACTTTGATGTGGATAATACTGGAGAAAAGTTAGAGATTTTATATAATGGTGTAAAAGACCAAATAAAAAATGGTTCGGTTGTTTTCTTTGAAGGTGGTTCTAAAGAGAGAGACTTACATGGCGTGAGTGGTAAAAATATGTATGATGTAAAAGATAAAATAGGATATGAAATACTAACTGAAAATATAAAATACTCTGCGTCCACAATATATGATTCTAAAATCTATGATATGGACTTTGAATGAAAATTTTAATAACAGGTTGTAGTTGGGTTCAAAGGATGGACAAACAAAATTATCCAAAAGATATAGATATTGATTTAAAATCTTTTGGTGGTCAAGGGTTGTGGACTATTGAAAGTTATTTAAAAGGTATTCAAAAAGATACTTTTGATTTTATATTTGTGCAACTACCAACTCCAGTTAGAAACGAAATTAATTCAGTATCTACTACAGAAAAGTTTAATGAATTTATTGGTGATATTAAAAAAATGGGTGAGAAAGTAGCTGCTAATAAATGGTTAACTGAATATAAACAAAAAATTATAGATATAAATAAGATTCACAAAAATATAGTTTTCTTTTTATATAATGTTGGTGGTTATCCATTCAGACATCCGTATGATTATGGAAAGGATATTGATAATAAGATGGTGGATTTTTTTAAAAAAACTAAATTATCTCATATTAATTTGTCGTTTGAAGGGATTGCGGGATATGGTTTAAATGAAACAAAATGTGATGATTTAGAGTTTTGGGAATATTATCACATTAACAATCCCAAGAACCAATCGGATAAGGATTTTAAAAAGTATTGGAGTATAATTTCACCTAAAAATTGGATTAGTATAGATCCACATCCGAATAAAAAAGCTGATAAATTAGCTTTGGATATGATTTGTAACTATATTACAGGAGGTCAGAATGATAAAAAAGATAGTTGATTATTTTAAAAATTGGAATAAAAAAAGAAAATTCAAAAAAAGAATGAAAAAAATGAATGATCCAGATCATTTCATATATAAATAGGAGTTACATGTGAGGATATTAGGAGTAAACGCTTTAAATCACGATGCTGCAGTTGCCGTTTTAGAGGATGGTGAGATAAAGTTCGCAGCACATTCTGAGAGATATAGTAGAAAGAAAAATGACTATCTTTTGAATGATGAAATAATGAATGAAGCTCTATCGTATGGTGAGCCAGATGTGGTTTCATATTTTGAAAGACCTTGGTTAAAGAAATCTCGTCAGTTATACGCTGGGCAATACGATGAAGTGTTTAGGAGAGATAATACTCCTAAAGAGTATCTGAAAAGATGGATAGGTGACAAACAAATTCAGTATGTGCAACATCACGAAAGTCATGCTTCTGCTGGATACTACACATCAAAATTTGATGAAGCTTGTATTGTTGTTATTGATGCTATAGGTGAGTGGGAAACTGTTACGATATGGTATGGTAATGGTGATAAGTTAGAAAAGAGATGGAGTCAAAAATATCCAAAATCCATAGGTCTTTTTTATTCGGCTATGACTCAACGGTTAGGATTGAAACCACAAGAGGATGAGTACATCCTTATGGGTATGGATGCTTGGGGAAATAGAGATGAAAAAATAAAGAACAAAATACATAGTGATTTGGTAGATAGTAATATAAATCTTCATAAAGGATGTAGATGGTGGGATTTAGATTTTTACAAAGATGATGGTTCGGAACAATGGAAGTTTGACATAGCATCCAACACACAATGGGTATGTGAAGAGGAGATAATGAAGGTAATGAATAAAGCTAAACAAATAGTTCCTGAATCAAATAATCTAGTCTTTATGGGTGGTGTTGCTCTTAATTGTGTCGCTAATGAAAAGATAGCTAAAGATTGGGATGGTATTTGGATAATGCCTAATCCTGGTGATGCCGGTTCATCTCTCGGTTCAGCTGCTAGAGTGTATGGTAGAAAAATAAATTGGGTTCACACATTCTTAGGAACTGATATAAAAGGTAGTTATCCAGTTAGAAGAGGTGTTGATTTATTACTAAAAGGTGAGATTGTTGGTATAGCAAATGGAAGAGCGGAATTTGGACCTAGAGCATTGGGAAATCGTTCTTTAATCGCAGATCCAAGAGGTGATGATATTAAAGATAAGGTTAATGTAATTAAGAAAAGACAAAAGTTTAGACCATTTGCTCCATCTGTGTTGGAAGAACATGCACACGAAATATTTGATTTACCTGTAAATAGAGCTTCTTACATGCAATTTACTGCTAAATGTAAATATCCAAAAAAGTATCCAGCTATATGTCATGTTGATGGTACTTCAAGAGTTCAGACTATTAACAGAAAAGAGAATCGTGGATACTATGATTTGATAAAGAGGTTTTACAAAGAAACAGGATGTCCTATGGTATTGAATACAAGTCTTAACATAAAAGGTCAACCGATAGTTAATACAAAACAAGATGGTAGAGACTTTGAAAAGTTTTACGGAGTTAAAGTATTGTGAAAAAGATATTGGTGATAGCTACAGGCTGGCATTTCAGTTCTCATTTCTATGAGAGTATGATTAAACAAGAAGTTCCTGAAGGTTGGAGCGTGGATTATTTTTGTGTAGCACACAGACTTCCAGAAGATGATAATACTGTTCAAGAAAAAGAAGATGTCAGAAACTCAGATGGTGATGATTTCTTAAATCAATTAAATCAAATGATGTATGAGTATCCAATAACCACTCAGCAGATATCTAGTTTGGGTTGGCATTTTATGCTTGAAGAAAATACTGTCGGTGACATGGAGTGTTTCAATCAATGGTCTGAATATTACGACTATAAGGAGTATGACATTATTTGTATAACTCATGATGACAATCTTATAATGTCTGAAAAAATATTTTTAGATATTGTCGATACTAACATCGAACTTTATAAGCCAATAAAAGAATCAAGAGTTGGAAGAGATAAATTTAAAATTGAATTAGTAAAAAATGATAATGATTGGTACTTTTTAGACAATGGTTATTCAGAGGACATTCCAAAAGCTTTTACACCAAGAGGTTCATTTAGTTTTTATAAAAAAGAATTAATAGATTTGTTACCCGACAATAAATTCAATATGTCTGAGGACGGTGGACTAGGTATTGTGAATAGAGAAGGAAGAACTGATAGTGTCGGTTATGATGGTATTAAAGCTTGGAACACACACGCTGGAACATTTAGAGATTTTTTATATAGTGGTTTGGGAGAGTTAGAGTTAGTAAACAAAACTAGGTGGTTTTCTAACACAAAAAGAATTAGTAAATATTGCATTGAGGGTGAGAGAGGATTTGTCAGTAATTTTAGAGCTGGTGAGGACTACTTAGAAAACATACAAAAACTATTGAAGGATATAGGATGGATATAACACAACCAATAATTCACGATAGACACATAGTAAAACAAGCTATGGAACAGTTGATTCAAAGTGGACCTGTACAGTTTGAGAAGCCAGATGATTTGACTATAGTTACTTGTAGAAATGAGGGAACATTATCTGATAGAATAATACCACATCTATCAGGTTATGAGGAACAATCTATATTGGAAAGAAATATGGAGTATTTAGGAATGGATTTAGTTGTTCTTAGAGATGCTAGACTTCCGTGGAGAAATACATTTAAGTTTGAGATGTTACATAACTATTTGAATTCAGATGAATGTAAAACAGAATACTTTATGTGTTTAGATGCCATAGATGTGATATGGGTTGATGAACCACAAAAAGTAATGGATATATTTAAGTCTTTTGATTGTGATGCTCTTTTTATGTCAACACATTCGATAGATGGTTATAGTTGTATGCCAGAGATAAAAAAATGGGTGGATACTATTAATAAATCAGGAAGATATTTGAATAGTGGAGTTTACATAGGTAAAACATCTTTTATAAAGGAAATGATAGAGGAGACTATGAAATATGCTATTCCACACGGTGTGACTATGGGGGAATATCATGAATGGTTAAAAACCAATCCTAAAGACTATCCTAAAGGTTCTCAAGATCAAGACGTATTTAGATATATAGAAAAAAAGTTTTATCCAAGGTTAAAAGTAGATTACGATAACCAAATGGCATTTAGGAGTTGATATGAAGATATTAATAACAGGTGGAACAGGAACTGTAGGGAAAGCCATAATAGCACAGAATGATAATGAGTACATTAGTATTAGTAGAAATGAAGAAAACATAACAAATTTAAAAAGAGAGTATCCAAATGTTAAATGTTATGTGGGTAATATAGAGGATAAATCTTTACTACTTAGAGTATTCAAAGAAGTAAAACCAGATGTAGTGGTTCATTCAGCTGCTATGAAACACATTGATTTGATGGAGACTAATCCAATTGCTGGGTGTAATGTAAATGTGATGGGTAGTTTAAATGTGGTAGAGGCTAGTGTCATAAATGATATTCCAATTACAGTTGGTGTCAGTACAGACAAAGCCTGTTTGTCAGAGAGTGTTTATGGTGCTTCAAAGTATCTAATGGAGAGGGTTTTTATGAACACTAACACATACGACAATAGATTTGCGTTGACTAGATTTGCTAATGTGGCACATAGTGCTGGTTCGGTATTACCATTTTGGTTGAAGTTAAAAAAAGAAGGTAAACCACTTAAACTTACAGATTCAAACATGAATAGATTAATATTCACTAAAGAAGATGCAGCTGGTTTAATCAATAGAACGATATGGTTTACTAGAGAAAATGGTGGTGGTTTTGTAAAGTCGTATAAAATGAAATGCGTAAACATGTTAGATTTAGCTAAAGTTATTTCTAATGACATAGAAATAGTTGGTAAAAGACCAGGCGAAAAAACAGATGAAGATTTAATATCAGAAAGAGAAATATCAAATACTTTTATTTACGGAGATGATATTCACATAAGGATGGAAAAAAACGAAGGTAATAACAAACTATCTGAACCTTATAACTCTGCTAGTGCTGAAAAAATGACCAAAGAAGAAATGAAGAAATTAGTATGGGGTTAAGTAACTACAAAATAGCTTGGTTTACCGAAGGTGGTTGGCAAGGTAAGGTTTCATTAGATAATCCTAATATGAGAAATGACGTATCTACAAAATATATCTTGGGTGCTGAACATTATCCCATCTTTCAATTACCACAGGTGTTACAACACTTTGGTGATAATCATTTTGACTTTGGCATAGTAACACTACCTAAAACAAATGTTGATAAATTGATGACATTTGATATGTTGGGTGATTTGAAAAAACTATGTAAAAAAACCATATCAATGCAGGAGGGTCCTCATTGGTATTTCCAAGATTACACAATGGAACAGCAGATTTGGTGGTTTAATGCTCTTACAGAATTTGATATGTTGTTTGCTCATAATCATAAAGATGTAAACTATTACAGAGGTATCACAAACAAACCTGTACATAAAATGCCAACACTAATGTTAGCTGAAAGGTTGGGTATCACGCCACGAAATGAGTGGAGTGATGCTGTGATTATTGGTGGTAATATGGTTAGGTGGTATGGTGGGTTTGATTCTTATATAGTAGCTCAAGAATTTAACATGCCAATTGTTGCTCCATCAATGGGTAGAAAAATAGATAGAGAAGATGAGATGGATATACAACATCTACCTTACATGACTTGGGTGGATTGGATGAATAATTTAAGTCAATACCATGTTGGAGTTCATTTAATGCCAACTCACGCTGCTGGAACATTTGCATTAAACTGTTCTTTTCACGGTATACCTTGTATTGGATATAGTGGTTTAGACACACAAGAAGAGTTACATCCAACATTAACGGTAGAGGATGGAGATTTACAAGGTGCAATTGAATTAGCAAAACAATTAAAAAACGAAACATTTTACAAACATTGTAGTGCTAGCACAATGGCTCACTACGAAAGTTCATTGTATACGGAGAGTAATTTTGTGCCATACATAACTAATATATTAGAGGAATTACATAATGGATAAGGTAATAAGTTTTATACAACCAAGTAGAAACAATCTAAAGTACCTTAAGTGGTCTTACAATAGTATCAGAAAGAACTTAGGATACCGACATGAAATATGTTGGGCTGATGATTTCTCCGATGATGGGACTTGGGAGTGGATGCAAGAGATTGCTGAAAAAGATGGTAATATAAAGATACATCGTAACGAAGGACCTACGAGGTTAGGTCACACGATACTTTACGATACGTTAGTAGACATGGCGACAAGTGATATCGTAATGATTTATCATGCTGATATGTATGCCTGTCCTAAAATGGATGAAGAAGTTCTAAAACATTTGGAACGAGGTAAAGTAGTTAGTGCGACTCGTATTGAACCACCACTACATCCTGATGGTCCTGAAAAGATACTACAAGACTTTGGTATAGAACCAGAAGAGTTTGACGAGTTAGGTTTGTTAAAGTTTCTTGATGATGATAAACAAGGTGAAGATAAAGTTACAGATGGTATCTTTGCTCCTTGGGCAATATATAAAGATGACTTTACAAGTATTGGTGGACACGACCCGTTGTATGCTCCACAATCAAAAGAGGACTCTGATATATTTAATAGGTTTGTATTGGCTGGATACGAAACGATACAGACTTGGCAAGGCTATGTATATCATATGACTTGTAGAGGTTCACGATTTAAAGATGGAGCTATGAGAAATCCAGCAGGTCAAGTGTTTATGAAGGGTAGAGAATCGTCAGAGTGGTTAGCTCAGAATCTTAGGTCAACTCGTAATTTTATTCGTAAGTGGGGACATATGGTGAAACACGATGAGTATTTGAAACCTATCATACCACCAAAATATGACATAGGATTTGTTGCATACAATTGTGATAAACAAATGTTGTATGAATTAGAACCTTGGTGTAGTGACATTTATCTAGATTATGGTTCGGTAGGTAGATACTCAAATGAGTATCGAATGGAGGAGCAATCAAATACTCAGTTTAATTTAGACAATAAGATATGGATGTATGGAAATAAAAAACCACGAGACTTAAAAAATAACATAATAGTTGAGTTTGATTGTAATCAATTGAACAATCAAAATTTTCAAACCATTGTCAATTTATCAGAAATATTACAACAAAGTGGAGAGTTGGGGAAGATGGAACTTGATATATTCAAATTTCACATCAACTCTTTAAAAACATATGAGAAGGAGTTAATAACATGCGAGCATTAGTTACAGGTGGTGCTGGATTTGTAGGCACTAACTTAATAAAAAGATTATTAAAAGATGGACATGAAGTCATATCCGTAGACAACTATTCAACGGGAAAGAAGGAAAATGAACAAGAGGGTTGTTTATATTATGATAAAGATTTATCAGATACTATATGGTGGTCTTTGTGGAATACTTGTGAATGTGATATTACTTGTGATTGTCAAATAGAGCCTGTTGATATTATATTTCATTTAGCAGCACTACCAAGAATAGTGCCATCTTTTAAAAAACCAGTAGATACCTTCAAGTCAGGTCCGATGGCAACAATTAATGTATTAGAGTGGGCTAGACATTGGGAAACGCCTGTCATATACGCTGGTTCTTCATCTGTTACCGGAGATGTGTTTGCTAACCCTTATACATTCACCAAATGGCAGAATGAACACTTATTGGACTTGTATAACAAAATATACCAACTTCCAACTTCGATATGTAGATTTTACAATGTATATGGTGAATATCAAGCAAGTGAAGGTAGCTATTGTAATGTACTAGGTATTTTTCAGAGAAAGTTTAAAAAAGGAAATCCATTAACAATTACTGGTGACGGAGAACAGAGAAGAGACTTTACTCATGTCGGTGATATTGTTGACGGTTTAATTAGATGTGGAGAGGCTCATTTAGATGTTTGGGGTAACAAAGATGTAAATGGACAATCATTTGAGTTGGGTAATGGTAAAAACTACTCCATAAATGAAATAGCTAAAGCTTTTGGAGATTATCCCACAGAATATATTGATGCCAGACCTGGTGAAATAAGAGAGACACTAAATAAAGACACAAAAGCTAAAGATGTCTTAGGTTGGAAACCTAGTGGAGATATTATTAAATTTATCGAAGAAAACTATGTTGTTTGTAAGACTAACTAACTATTTATAAGTGTAATATGAGGTTATAATGGAAAATAAATTAGGTTCTTATATCAATAACTTGATGACCACGATAGTAGATAAAGAAGAAAGATTTTTTGTCAGAAAGCTAGCCTTCAATGAATTGACTAGCTTAGAAAAAGACATCACCGGTTTTATATTTGGATACATAGATGAAATGGAAGATGGTCCTTGGAATGACGAAAATGAAAACAAAAATCAATTAGAAATTAAGTTTGGAGACAAAAATGAAAATAAGTGATGAAGCATCAGTAGAGTTAAAAAAACTTAGAGCTGCTATTGACAACATGTACGATAAGTTAAATATAACTTTGTACAAAAAAAATCTAGGTGCTAAGGTGAGTTATTCAGAAGTAAAACCCTTTGATCTTGTATCAGAGAACTTCGAGTACATTTCAAAAATAGTCAGAGATTTACAAGATTCTCAAAGGGTGGAGGATTAATATGGCAAACGATCACGCTCAAGACAGATATGATCCACCAAAAGTTGGTAGTGATTTTGACAAAGAATTCTTTGGTGATGTGAATATCGGAGAAGTATTTAGACTAAGACCAAATAGTCAAGCTAAGACTTTTCGTAAAGTTAAAGATGGAGTTGCACTTGATGTGAAAGAACTAAAAGAAGTTCAGTTAGGAGATAAAGACGAAATCTATGTCAAGTCGTAACTTTCAAAAGCCGATAAGAATCAAAGGTAAGAAACTCGTTCTTACCAAGAAGATGATTGAAGATGCTCAATCTCAGACTAAATCTAATATGGCAGCTGCTCGTTGGTTAGGTGTAAGTTACCTAACTTACCGTAAGTATGCTAAAACATACGGCTTGTTTGAGGGGCATCTAAATCCATCAGGTGTCGGCATTAAAAAAGGTTATGGTAGATGGATAAAATCACTTGACCAAATTCTTGATGGCACTAAAAAGTATCGTATGAGGGCTGGGTACATTAAGAAACGACTACTTAAAGACAAGTGGGTTGAAGAAGAATGTAGTTCTTGTGGGTACAATGAAATTATCATAGGTAAAGAATCAGTTGCTCTTCGTTTAGATTATGTGGACGGAGATGTAACAAACAACACATTAGAAAATCTGAGATTGTTATGTCCTAATTGTTTCCTTTCACATAACGGACATATGCCATCGTCAGAGAGGTTTTACAAATGAAACAAAAAGCAATGTTAATTAAAGACTTTTTTAACGATAAGGGTGCTCTACATCGTGGAGATAAAGTAATTATTGAGGGTAAGGCTGCTGAGGGTTTTATCAGAGTGACAACTGATACAGGTGCCATCTATGTCATCCCATCACATATCGTTAAATTAATTCCTTGACATATACATTATTTCTTCGTATATTAATAGTATGAAGAAAGTAATTAATTGTATAAAAGAACACAACCCTATTATAAACAAAAAACTTCGTGAGGTCTCAGTTGAAGAAGGACTATCTATCGCAACAGAACTATTTCAGATACTTAACAAAAGAGGGGACGGTATTGGGTTGGCAGCTAATCAAGTGGGTATTGATGCACAAGTGGCCGTTGTCAATGTTCGTGAACCTTTGGTACTCATCAATCCGAAAATCATTTCAAAAGAAAATGAAATACCTTTTTACGAGGGTTGTTTATCTTATCCAGGCAAAGGAGTACACACCAAACGATACAGAGATGTGATTATATCCACAGAACAATCAGAAAGTGATTGGTATTTTAGTGGAGCAGAAACACCTACCGACACTAAAGGTAGTTGGGAAAAACAACGAAGTAAAAAACAAGATGCAGAGTTAAGAACCTTGGAGTCTGTCTGTGTTCAACATGAAATCGACCATCTCAACGGTGTTGTATGTATGGATAGAAAAGTAGATACTACTGTCCAAGTTGAAAAGAAAATAGGTCGTAATCAATTAGTTACTATCAAAAAAGATGATGCAGTTAAAGTATTAAAATACAAGAAGGCACAAACTCTTTTAAATCAAGGCTGGGTGATGGAATGAAAAAAAAACCAAGCAATTGGATAGAGGGGATGGCTATGGAATTAAAAGATAAAAAACATGAAATGGAAGATCAACTACAAGAATTAATGACCATTACTATGGAAGAGTGTGGTGAACTTATACAACAATGTAGTAAAGCTATAAGGTGTGATAATTACCATGACAATGAAAAACTCATCAAAGAGGTTGGTGATGTTGTGTGTATGATGGAATTGATGCATGAATATGACCTTATAAGTTGGGAAGATGTCTACGAAAGAGTAGAAGTTAAAAAGAAAAAATTAAAAAGATGGAGTAACTTATTATGAACATAGGTTATGCGTGTATAAACATGCAATTATCATATCCACAAAAGTGGGGTGGTAAAGAAAAGGGAGTTAAACCAATCACTACAGGTCGTAGTATGATTAAGAGAACGTTTGAGTCCAAAGGTGTGGATTATGCGAGTGAACTTGCACTGGCAAATGCCATGGACTTAGATAAAATTATCGATTGGAACATTTTAAATGGTTATAAGTTTTTTCGTATTACTAGTGGACTTGCACCTTGGAAGTCGGAGTATGAATGGGAAGACTTAAAAGATTTGAAGTGGATTAAAAGATATTTACATTCTGCTGGTGTTAAGGTAGATACACATGGTGTTAGGATTACATCTCATCCAGGTCCTTTCAATGTATTGACTTCGCCACACGAACATGTTGTTGAAAATTGTGTTGGTGACTTGACGATGCATGGCGATACATTTGATATGATGAATCTCAGTAGAACACCATACAACAAAATTAATATTCACATCGGTGGTGCTTATGGTGACAAACCAAAATCAATGGAAAGGTTTTGTAAAAATTTTGAAAGACTACCGGATAGAGTTAAGTCTCGTTTGACGGTAGAGAATGATGATAAATCAAGTATGTATTCAGTTAAGGAGTTATATCATGGAGTATACAGTAGAATTGGCGTGCCCATTGTGTTCGACTACCATCACCACCGTTTTTGTGATGGGGGGCTTAGTGAACAAGAGGCTTTGGAGTTGGCTATATCAACTTGGCCGGAGGGTATCACACCAGTTGTACACTATAGCGAGAGTCGGAGTAAAGAACGACTTGACGAATCAATTAGACCTCAAGCCCATTCTGATTACGTCTACGATTATATTGACACTTATGGTAATGATGTTGATATCATGGTAGAGGCTAAACACAAGGAGTTGGCTGTTGCTAAGTATCTTGAACTACATGGTTGATAGGTTACAGAAGTTAATATTTCTTTGGAAATATAAAAGACATCTGAAAAAGAGAATCGAAAAGAATGATTTCGGTAGAAGAGAAGAGTGGTAATGAAAAGTAAATCAAAAAGAAGTGTAACCGAAGCGGACGTAAGGTGGGAGTATTTTAAAGGTTTTGTTTGGTTAATATTAGGGTATTTGTACTTTCATTTTGTTATAATGGGTTGGGCGTAATGAAGTTAGAACTAGAGCATCAATCAATTAATGAGATAGGTAAGTTATTGGTTATTTTTTTGTCTTATTTATTTTCAAATGGTCTTTATCATATTTCATTTACATTAAATAAGATATTTAGATATTTATTAGAGTCTGTGGGTTATAAACCTAAGTTTGTAGAATACCCAAAACAAGAAAAAGATGAGGATATATTAGGAATTTAAAGCTAGGAGAAAACAATGAGTAAATTCATGAAAGCAATAGAGACACTAAAACGATGGATAGGTATAGATAAAAGAAGTGGTGAAGACAGAAGAAAAAAGAAACCACGAAAAAGAAAATACGAGAAAAGAAAAGCCGGTATAAAATCGGATAGGAGAAAGTAATGGACATTGAGACTTTAAATTATCTTGGATATGGAGAGGTATTTGAAATATCATTATGGATAACAATTATGTATGTTGGTAAAGGTTTCATTGATGAGTTTTTCAATCGGAGATTAAAGTAATGTTAGATAGTTTATTAGCCGGTGTAATGTTATTCAGTTCATTCGCGGCAAGGACAGCCAATGTCGAACCTAATCCTGATGACTATGAAATTAGTGTCGGATTAAATCATGAAAATTTTTACGTCAATAGACAATGGGAGAGGGAACTTGGTGAACCTTATGTTGATGATTTAATTTGGTTGAAACTAGACAATCAAATATATTTCAAGCCTGAGTACATGAATAAACAGAGTCGTAATGTCAAGTATCTAAAGATTGACTGGCGAAGTAAGTGGAAAGATTGGTCGTTTGGATTTACAAGTCGTAATGATGAAGATAATATTCTTAGTCAAAATTTTGTAACATTCATATCTTTTGGTATGAGTAAAAAGAAAAAGTATCATAACGATAAGATAGAAGTTGAGATTACATTCGATGGATACTTCCCACCAAACGAAGAAGAAGATAGAGATACATTTGAGTTTGAGGATAAATTTAAAGTAAGCTGGAAACTTACTGATAAGATACGAATATACAATCTTGGAGAAATCTCTAAGTTACAAGGTAAACAGTTCTACAAGGCTAAAATAGGTTTTGAATATTCATTTTGATATTTATAGGTGAGGAAATGAAAGTAAAAAATTCAAAAGATCAATCCTTTACTCCGTTAGTAAATAAGTGGACGATAACCACTTCTTACAAAATAAAAATAGTTTACAAAGTGCTTGACTATTAATGATATTTAGCGTTAACTTTAGGAGTAATATGATGAGTGTTTGGGAAACAGAAAGAAAAGAAATTGCCACATGGTTGTCAGGTTATCTTGCTATGATAAAGAAATGGGTAGATAGAATACTTGATAATGAAGATCACGATGTTAATAAGATTAAAATTATAACTCAGATTGATGAGTGGATACAATGGTTAGAGGAAACCAAATTAAAGATTATAAAAATGAAGGATGTAAAAATAGAAAAGGAGTAGCAATGATAAGGTTATTTTTGTCATTAGTTTTTTTAGTTATCGGTTGTTCAAATCCAGTTGCAGTTGAAGAGGATTGTGAGTGTGTATTTGAAATAACGTCAACTTTGCCATCGGTTGGTGGTGTATATCAATTAGAATTTAATCATAACCTACAACAAACCTATTCAGTTTTAGACATCACAACGGAATGTGGTTGGGCTCAACACATATCATGGGAATCAAAAGAAATTTATCAAATTGGGTATGACCGGATTAATTTAGTTAATCCGTCAAGTATGACCGATGAAGATGGTAATGCTCATATAGTTTTTGCTGTTTGGGAAGAATTTATAGATTCAACCATAACTATTTATGGCAGTTACATAGACGACCACGGTCACGAAAAAATAGACTCTGTAAAGGTAGAGGTTGTAGACAGCGAGTAGGAGACAAAAGATGAGATGGGTATTAATTGATAAACATGATAATATCGTTGATACAACAGAGTTACACTCTGGTTACGGTAAAAAAGCAGCAAAAATGTATTTTGTTGGTAGAAAAAGAATAGAGGAAAGTTCTTTTGATAAATTATGGAAAGTTATGTCCGATGAAGAGTATGAATCTGTTTTCAGAGCTACACTACAAAATAAACAGTATGAATGGTGGAAAGACGAAGAGTCATACCTTGACATAGATAAACCATAAAACTCTGTCATATTGTCATTAAAAAATTATTGGAACAGTTATTGTACTATATAGGTAAGAACATCGCCACAAAGTGGGATGTCGTTAGTTCAAATGAATAACATAGGAGTAGTACAATGACAAAAGTCACATTTCATAGAGGATTGCCTGTAATCGATAGGGAATCATTTTTAACACCATTCGATAAGATGTTTGATGATATAGTATCAACATCTTTTCCACAAATCAATGAACAAGTCGGAGTTACACCTTTTAGTAATTCAGCATATCCAAAAGTCAACGTATACGAATACGATGATAAGGTTGGTTTAGTTGCTGAGATTCCTGGTCTTGATAAGAAGGACTTAAACGTTGAAGTAGAAGATGGAACTCTAACTATATCAGGTGAGAAACATCGTGGTGTATTTGATGAAGCAAAAGCTAAAGTGCTTCGTAGAGAGTTGAAACACTCTTCATTTAAAAGGTCATTCACCTTGGGGGAATTATTAGATGGAGATAATATCTCTGCTAATTTCAAGGATGGAATCCTTTCAGTAGAAATTCCGAAAGTAGAACCCGAACTACCGAAGAAGAACATCGTGAAAATCAAGTGAAAATAGTCTCCGTAGGAGATAATGGTTATATCGTTCTCGGTGTTGTGTCGGTCAATACTTCGTTCTCTACTGAAGAGTTAAAGAGTCAATGGAGATTGGCCGACACTATTTTACGAAAAGATAATGATTGGTATGTATGTATGAAAATAATTGACACAGAATTTTATGAAAAAAATTGATCATATTGCCATTCAAGTAAATAATATTAAAGAATCTGTTGCTTGGTATCATGATAATTACGATTGTCGAATTTTATATAGTGACGATACATGGGCATTTTTACAGTTCGACAATATTAAATTAGCATTAGTTACAGAAGACGAGCATCCTTATCATATAGCATTCGAAGTGGAGGAAGTTGTTGGTAAAAAACACAGAGATGGTAGTGTAAGTAAGTACATTGAAGATCCAAGTGGTAACAAAATAGAGTTAATAAAATATGAATAAAATACTTGACTTATATAGTTATTTAAAAGTATATTATTGTTATGAAACAAAAACAACCAGAAAACAAAGAAAGGAGATTTGAAATGAATGGTGGTTATTTTATTGATGGAATCCCATATATGGATTGTAAGATAACAGGCGAACCAGTTCGTAACGTAGGTGTGGAGGCTACATCTGTTATGGGTAGTAGAGCCCTTACGGTTCGAATGAACAAAATGTTTCCTGAACAAAGTAAACCCACAAGAGTTAAAACAGGTCGTCCATCAGGATGGCATTTTATGAATGAGTATGTTGATGCTGATGGAAATGTTTTTCATAAGGGTAAAGAACAACCTGATTTAAAAGGTACTTTACCACCTACTAAAATCAAACCCAAAAAGAAAGCAAAGCGTAGAACGAAAGAAGAAATACTTCTGGCAAGACACGAAAAGAAGAAGAAAGTTTTAAAGAAAGCGAAGACTAAACTACAGAAAAAGATTACCAGGAGATAATAATGGGTAAACAAGTAAAGAAACATGGTTACAGCTGTAAATTAGTGAGGGTTGTCGATGGTGACACTTGTGATGCTATGATAGATTTAGGATTTGATGTTTGGGTTAAATCAAGGATAAGATTCTATGGTGTAGACACTTGGGAGTCAAGAACAAGAGACTTAGAAGAAAAAGCTAAAGGGTTAGAAGCAAAAGCTTATGTAAAAGACCTTTTAGAAAATTCTGATGATGGTAAGTTCAGCATCATATCACATGGTAGAGGTAAGTATGGTCGTGTTCTCGGAGAGATATTTGTTAAGGGACACGAGAAGTCAGTTAATGAATTATTAAAGGAGAACGGACATGCCTACGAGTATCACGGCGAAAAGAAAAAAGTCTTTGGTGGGTGATATTTCATTATTAGAACTGAAAAGAAGAGTAGGCTCACCCAAACTAAATTTCGGTAAAATAAATAAAAAATAAGAGGTTATATGGCAAAAGCTAAAGGTGGTTTTGGTTCTGAAAGAGTAACCAAAGCCAAAAAGAAAACAAGACAAGGACAAGGCCGAGGCACAAAATTTAGTACGAGAGTTGGTTCAAAGAGATTCAAGAAAAAATACAGAGGACAAGGTAGATGATTAAATCCGATGTTTTGGACAAGGGTTTCATAGAGGTCATTGATTCACTCGGTAATGATTTGACCGTAGTTAATTCTGCTCGTGTATCATTCGGTAAGAGAAAAGAAAAGTGGGATAAGTCAGATGAAAGATTAGTTCGTTATTTGGCGAAACACAAACACTATTCTCCATTCAGACATCTACAAGTTCAGTTTCATATCAAAGCACCAGAGTTTGTAATGAGACAATGGTACAAACATGTAGTTGGTATTGAGACTACATCTAACTCATCTGCTAAAGACCACGCTTGGAACGAGATAAGTGGTAGATATGTAGAGGTTGAGGACTTTTACCACCCTTCAGTTTGGAGAAAACAATCAGATGATAACAAACAAGCAAGTGAAGGTGTGTTAGATGATTTACAACAAAAAAGAATGAATGATACTTACAATGAGTTGATGAGACAAGTTGAGATGGCATATGATAGAATGATTGACGTTGGAATTGCCAAAGAACAGGCAAGAATAGTTTTGCCACTAAATCAATACACCGAAGTATATTGGACAGCATCATTTCAAGCTATTATGAATTTCATTGAGTTAAGAAATGAAAAGACATCGCAATGGGAAATACAAGAGTATGCTAAAGTATTGTTAGAACAAATGAAAGAAGTGTTTCCAAAAACAACTGAATTATGGAGTGAAGCTCATGGATGGGTATAAAAGATTTATAAAAGAAGTACCAGACTTTCCAATCAAAGGTGTAAATTTTAAAGACATATCACCATTACTGGCAGACCAACAAATGTTTTTAGAAGCAATAGTTGACATGGGTAGAAGAGTTAGAAATCCTGATTATTGGGTTGGGATAGACTCTCGTGGTTACTTATTTTCTTCAGCACTTGCTACTCAGTTTGGTGGTGGTGTGATTTGTGCGAGAAAAGAAGGTAAAACACCTGGTGAAAAAATCTCAGTAAGTTATGAACTTGAATACGGTGGTGCAACTTTAGAGATGCAAGAAGGCGAGGGTGAAGTGGTTATCGTAGATGATGTATTAGCAACAGGTGGGACATTACAAGCTACTAATAATTTAGCAGAGCAAGCTGGTTATAAAGTGGTTGGTAATTTAGTATTAGTTGATTTAAAGTATGTTCCAAGAGTCGATAATTTTAACTTAGATGTGAGGTCAATAGTTCAATATGCCTAGAAAACAGATTGGTGCAATTCCAAAAATAGTAAATAATTTCAAACCAAAAACAAGTAATCAAAATACGTTTTATAATATAATTGGCGATGATGAAACACAATTAATATTATGTCACGGTATAGCTGGTACAGGTAAGACCTATGTCTCAATATATAAGGCTTTACAAGATGTGTTGAGGAGAGGCACACCGTACAATAAACTAATCATTATTAATCCAACCGTAGACGTTGGTAATGAAGACAAGTTAGGTTTTCTACCTGGCGAGTTGTCATCAAAGATACAGCAATACAACGAGTCTACGTTTACTATCTTGGATAAAATTATTGGAAAGGCAAGAGCCACTAAAATGATACAAGATGGTAAGTTAGAGATTGGTGTCCTAAACTTTCTGAGGGGAGTTAACTTGGAGAACTGTTATGTGATACTTGACGAGGCTCAAAATGTATCACCAATGCAAATCAAGACTTTGATGACAAGAATATCAGAAGATTGTAAAATGATTATACAAGGTGATATGTCACAATGTGACAAGTATAAAGCTAACGGAGTTACGGCTTATGAAAAGAGTGGGTTCTATGATGCTTGGTTTAGACTGAAAAATGTAGAGGGTGTCAATCATATGGCTTTCAACAGAGAAGATTGTGTCCGGCATCCTTTGGTAAAGAGAATATTAAAAACATACGAGGACGAACACGAGATTGATTTAAGTCATGACTAATGCTATCTCGTGAGTTTTTGATAGAAAGGGGATATTGTTGTGGAAATGGTTGTTTAATGTGTCCATACATCCCAAAACACATAAAAGGTAATAAGGTTATGAGAAGAAACATACTAATAGTATCAGCACTTGATGTGGAAACGCAAGGTCAGTTAGAGGATTGGAAACCACATAATTTGTTGATTACTGGTGTTGGTAAGGTAAATGCTACTTACAAACTAACAAAAAGGTTAGCAGTAGAGGGTAGTATTGATTATGATGCCAGAATAAATCTTGTTATAAATTATGGAACTGCTGGTTCACGAAAGATTAAAAAGAAAACCTTAGTTGATTGTACCAAGTTTATACAACGAGATATGGATGTTACAGGTCTTGGATTCATGAGAGGTGAAACACCATTTGAAGATAAACCACCGATAACTATTGAATCCACAAGTGAGTTTAATCCTATAGGTAGAAAAGCTACTTGTGGTAGTGGAGATAACTTTGTAGAAGATAGAAGTCAATATTATGGTGAAGTTGTAGATATGGAGGCATATGCTCTTGCTAAAGTATGTCACCATTATAATGTCCCTTTTATATCATTTAAATATATTACTGATGGTGCTGATGAACAAGCACACGAAGATTGGGAAGCAAACTTGGCTGATGGTATTATAGAATTTAAGGAAAAAGTGCTTGACAAATTACCAAAATCTTTGTAAATTAGTAAAATTAATAAGGATAAACTATGATGACATACCGAGAGTATAAACCAACTTGGTTACAGCAAACAATATTTGTAGATACATATGGTAGGGAGTACAACCTATCTGATGTACCTATGACCATGATGACGCGAGAAGAAGCTTACACCAAACGAGGATTAACCGAAGAACAAATAGATGAGATTTACGAAGAGTGGATTTCAGAAGAATTAAAAGATGAGGAGAATGAATAATGGCAAAGAAAAGTAAAGGTCAATTTGACAACTACAAAACTTTCACCTTGAAAGATGGAACTAAGTTTTTAGCTCGTGATGAACATGATGCCAAACTATATCGTCAAAAGGTAGGTGATGAGTAAATACTACTACGAAAAAAGTGGTATTATTGATTCTAAAATCAATATTACTTATCACGAGTTATTTATAAAAACTGATGAAGAACTTGATGAGTGGATAGAAGAAGCTCGTCAGTTCATCATCGAGGATTGGGACAATCGTGGGATACCACCAATGGTCGGTCAAAATATTGACGATATCATCAAGTCGTTTAAGAAACTCAGAGAGTATGACATACACGGCTTTATAGAAAAAGCTGATGATGGTCAGAGAAACGTAATAAAGAATTTCAATAAGTTTGCGAATGGTGTGAATCAGTTTTTTCCTACGATGTTAAAGACTCGTATTGGGGACATGGGAGAGGGACTAAATTCAATCTATGATAGAATCAAAGAGGACGTTAACAAGCCATTATTTTATAAGGCGATGAAACGAGGTCTTCGTAGAGATTCTATGTATACTTTCAGTAAGTCGTTATCACAAGATAGAAAAGAAAACGAAAAGAATAAGTTACCTTATTGGAATGGAGAAAGTGCTGTAGAGTGGTTACAATATTATCACGACAATAAGTTAAAGTTTAAGAATCATAGATTATGGATTGCTAAGTCACATCAAGAGAAGTATTTAAAAAGTTATGTAACTATAACCGCTGATGAAATCAAACAGGCATACAAAGATGGATTGATAACTGAAGAGATGGTTACAAACTTATGGTGTCCCACACTTAAGTCTAAATTATCTGTTGATGATGTTACTGATACTGTGATGACCAAGAGTGGTAAATCTAAAACAAATGTTTTTATGATTAGATATTATGACTTAAAGACAAGATTGTTCCCCAAGGCATTTCAGATATTTAGGTTAAGTCTAAACTCACAACCAGCAGTTAACTTCCCACCACTTACAGCAAGACTTCTGTATGAAAAATACACAGACCATATCAAACAAGATGAACCACTAAACATTTACGACCCGTCAAGTGGTTGGGGTGGTAGAATACTTGGTGCTATGGCATCAAAGAAAAGAATACATTATATCGGAACAGACCCGAATACAGACAATTGGATAGACGAAATAGATAAGTCGAGGTATGAGTATGTTGCGGACTTTTTCAACGAGCATGGCTTGGAAACAAATCCATTTTGGGAAGAACCAAAAAATACTTATCATTATTTTTGTTTAGGTTCTGAACATGTTGGTGACCATCCTGACTTTCAACAATATAAAGGTAAGTTAGATATGGTGTTTACTTCACCACCTTACTTTGATAGAGAACAATATTCAGATGATGATGAACAATCATTTAAGGCATATCCGATGTATTCAGATTGGAGAGATAACTTTCTAAAACCAACATTAACAAATGCTTATGAAAGTCTCAGAAATGACAGATATTTACTTTGGAATATTGCTGACATCAAATTAAGTGGAGACAACTTTCATCCGTTGGAACAAGATAGTATTGATATTGTTGAATCACTTGGTGGTGAGTATCAAGGTAAGTTGAAAATGTTAATGGCGTCAATGATTGGAGTTGACCAAAGTAATGTCAAAAACAAAGTCGATGTGGATGGAGTTACAATGAAATATGAACCAATTTTTATATTTAGGAAACCATAATGAATCATGCTACTTTAGATAATTTAGATGAGATAATGGATGTGTTCAAACAATATGGAGATACATTTCCACATATCAGAAAAGATAAGATAGAAACAATGATTGAATTTCATAATGTGATATGGGAAGAAAAAGTTCTAATCACATACAATCGTTATAAAAGAAAACAGGCAGTTGCTATGATGACCGAGAAAGACAGAGTGATAAGTGCTTATGAAGCTCAAAAAGGTGATTGTATATTACATCAGATTGCTGCTAAAAATCAAGGCGATGGTAGTGGTAAGAGAGTATTTGAAAAGTTTATCGAATACAACAAAGGTAGAGACATTGTTTTATCAGTTAGAAGTTTAAATACAAGAGCTATTGAGTTCTATAAGAAATATGGATTTATCAAAGTTAGTGATATCGAGTGGGGTAAAACAAAACAAGTCAAAGGTGAAGTTTACTTATTGGAACAAAAGCCATTGTATAGATATAAGGAGAATAGGTTTGTCTAAGTTAGGTGTAATAAAACATTTGGATATTGAACCATCATTATTAAACTTTAATGGTGTTTTAGATTATATAGATAATACAAAATTTTCAAGGGTAAAAACGAAGTATAGTAAGGGTGATGATTGGACAGCAATATCTTTACGAGGATACGGACCAGACCCGTTGGATATCTTAAAACCTAATGTGTTGAAAAGTGGAGTTAACGAACAAGCAAAATTACAAGATACTTCGTTAATAAATGAAATGGGATTTCAAGTTATCAACGATGTATTGACAAAGATACCATCGACATTTGAAAGAGTTAGATTGATGAAGATAAAAGCTAACTCAGGTATTGGAAAACATTCAGATAAAATTGATAAGGACTTTGGATTAGAAGATGGTAAGATTGTTAGAATCCATATTCCTATTAGAACTAATGACCAAGTAGAATTTTGTCTTTGGGAAGGTAGAGAAAAGTTAACTAACTATCTCGAAGTAGGTCATTATTACTATGTAGATGTTAGGGCACCACACGCCGTGACCAACAATAGTGATGTTGATAGGATACATTTGGTTGTTGATACCTATGTAAATAGCGATATATTAGGACTTTTAGGTATTGCAACTTTTTGGTAAAGAATGCTTGACTTATTAAAAAATTATTAGTAATTTGTAAAAATAAA